TACTCCTGTGTTATAGTATAATCAAATTATTTGACTCTTCCTTCAGCATAGGCAACGTATATTTCATCAGCTAAGTCAGCATATCTATTTGGGTCTGTTGCTTTTAGACGTATTAAGTCTGCCCTACGATATGTTTTCTTACCTGCTGTAGATTCAGATGATACTTTAGATTCACTCTTGCCAGTTTTTAAGGCTTTCTTTCTTGTAGCTTTCTGCTGTTCTTTTACTTCTGCAGTTTTATCAATCATTGAACGCTCTTTCCAGTGTGTCAATAATTCATCTGCTGCTTCGTAATTGTAAGCGTCAGCTTGTTGAAATAAATCCGTTCTAAACTTACTTGACTGAACCCAGTTTTGAAAACCTGTATCTTGTACGATGTCCATAAAATCTGGATGAGCCTGTTCCAATTGTGCCTTACTCGTTTCTGCTTGTTGCTGAGCTTGGAATTGTTGGAACTCTTGAAACTTAGGATGTTTTTCTATTAAAGAATTAACCGATTTACTGGGGTCTTCAAAAAAATCATCTTCTGTTTCTGTGTTTGAGTTTTCTGCCTGTAGATTATTTCCGCTTGAACTTCTTGCTACTTCGGCTTTGAGGAAACTATCTGATAATTGTCTTAACTCTCCAATCTCTTGACTCTTACGTCCAAGTTCTTGTTCTAAGTTTTGATAACTTTTGATTATATCCTCTACACTTTTACCGGCAAACTTGTCTGGAACCTCGGAAGTTTCTTCTTCTGTTTCTACTTCCGTTGCTTCAAGGGTTTCCTCTTCTGTGTTTTCTACCTCGTCTTCCAAAATTTCATCGGGGTCTACTACTATATTGCTCATATCATTGTTCTCCGCCCGTTAGGGTTATGAAGTTGTAAAAAGATGACGCTAGTTATCTAGTTCTGTCATCGCTGCTTTTGTTGCATCTTCTAAAACAATCATTTGTCTTAAAATTGACAACTGACCTCTGGCAAACCACAAGTCTTTTTCGTTATTAATAGATTCTAATCGTTTAACTGAATCAGACAATACCTTTAATTCATCTATAAGGTCTGCCCATCCTTCAGTTTCTAGTAGTTCGATTCTATCTCTATAAAATTGTTCGTCTTCTTTCTTAGGCATTATTTTTTTTTAAACCCTTTCTTCATTTTTGCATAGGCTTTTTTAGTAATAGTAGAATTTTTTTTACTTCTGCTAATACCTTTCTTTTTCCTAGCATTAATGTTTGCGTATAGTCCTTTTTTAGCCATTACCATTTAACCTTGTTAGCCCAGTAAGCTGCACTCATCGGACCTTTAGCTATATTCTTACCGTGTCTTGCTTTAAAAGACCTAGACCTAGCAGTATTAGTTTTATCTCCGGTTTTTCCTTGTTGACCAAATCTAATTGTTTTAACTTGTCCTCCGGATTTAGCAACAACAACGTGACTTTTAGTTTTGTGACTAGGTGTACGTTTTGGTTTATTATATCCTGATACTCCTGCTCTAGCTAATCTTGGGTCTTTTTTTGCTGCCATATTATCCTTGTAACTTTTCTTGTGCTGTAGCTATATTTAATAATGTTTCAGATTGTAAATGTTCCATTTCGGGAATATTTCTTACGGTTTCTGAATTAGTATTTTCAGTATCAGCTCTCATTTTTTCAATTGCTGCTAATTCTTTTTGCAGCCTAACGTATGCTTCTTGAATCTTCATTTCTGTAGGCTGTGCTGCTCCTGCTTCTGCAGCATTTTTCATAGCTTTAGTTTGCTCTTCTTGAGCTTCTGCCATAGTTTTTTGAATATCTGCTTGTGCTTGCTGTACTTGTAATTGCATAGCTATTGATTGCATTTCTTGTGCTTGAGGGTCTGGCTGCATACCTTGCATTAATGCTTGTACTACTTGGTCTCTGTTATGTACACTAGAGTTTTGGAATATAGATAGTAATATTACATTAAATGCAGGAGAGTCTTTAGGTATAGCTTGTAATAAACTAACCATTTGTTGTGCTTCTAGCTCCTTAGCCATAATACCCATAGTAGAATAAGGTACAAATTTGTAATCTGCAATAGGATATCTATCTACATCAAATTGTATTTTTCTCCACAACGACTTATTAATCATAGGAATAAGAAACGTATTTTGGAAATTCATTAAAGTACGCTTTTGTCTTTTAATTGCAGAAGATTGCTGCATAGACATACCTGCAGACGTAGCACGTTCTGCACTACCTCCAGTGTCAGCACTACCTGTACCCATTTGTATCATATTTTGTAGAGCAGCTACCTGTGAATAAGTATTTTGGTCGGTGCTGCCTAAAGATAATGGCATTATTGCTTGCCTTGGGTCGCCATTAGTAAGTACAGTCTTACCCGGTCTGACTTCTAGTTTGACTCCGCGAGGCATACGAGTTGCGTCGGCAGCCATCATTGGTGTAGTAGTCAGAGCTAACGAGTCAATTCGTGCTCTCATTTCAGCGTCTAAAGCTTTTTGTGGATTATATCCTTTTTCACAAACCCCTCTACCCCAAAATTTTGATGGTACAATGTCGTGTTGATACGAAACAAACGGTCTATCTTCCATCATAAATGGGTTTTTGTTAGCTCTAAGTATGTGTGAATCGTTAGCTATAGTAACTACAGCCTCTACTAATTCATCTGCTTCATACTCAAAATCATCCATAGACTCATTTTCTTCTAGGAATCTTGCAGGTACTTTACCCCAATACTCAGTAATTTTTATTTGGTCTGATGCGTCAGGTCTAGACTCTTCAGGGTCAAAACCTTTTAGTCTGTCTATGTTATAATCGCCTTCAATAACAATATCTCTGTAAGTACCATCTTTAATACCTTTAATAATACTGTGTCTAGGCTTAATTACTTCGTGTGCGACACCTAGTGCTTCTTGTATATTAACCGCAGATGGGTCAATAAGAAATTCTTTAGGGCTTATAGCTTCTACTTTAACATCTATTACAGTGTCTTCTTGTAATATTCTTTCTGTAGTCATAGTTCCTTGTACTGGAACTTCTACTGGATATTTCCAAGTGTTTTCTTCTACAGATAATTTACCAATTCCTGTACCATATACAGCAGCATTTAAAAATACTTCACATATAGCATCTTTACAACCTGTAGATTCTAAATCTTCTTGTAATAAATTGCGTACATATTCAGCATCTCTAGGGTCTCTGTCTAACATATCGTCTTTGATATCAAACCACTTCCCTCTGCCAAAAGTAGCTTCTTCGATTTCTGCTACAGATGATTCAACTGCTTGTTGCAGTGCAGGAGATATTAATCTAGACTTTTCAGACTCTCTAGTTTTGTCACTAGCTTTCCAGATACCACGCCATAGACGATAATATTCATCCCAATTATCTAAATAATTAGAATCTCTGTGGTTTCTCCACTCTTCTAAACGAGAGCCTAGCCAACTTGCTAATCCTTGATATTTATTTTCTTCCATCAGTATCCTGCAACGTCATCATATGGTTCCCACTCCTCTTCTAATTCTATTGTGTGCATAAAATCTGCTACACTTACTTGGTCTATGTATGCAAGAGAGTCGATAATGTCGTCGTGTGTTCCTTTACTAGGAAACTCTATTAACTGTGTCTCTAACTCACTATTCCAATTAGAACTACGATTAAATGTAATTTTACCGTGCTCTAATCTACCTTGTAGAGCCCAAGTAATTCTGTCTGCTTTCTTTTTGCCACCGTGGGTTACGTCTGTTATGACTACCCATCTACCTTGTGTTCTCATCTCGTCTTGCAGATAAGGAAGTATGGCGTTCTTTAAAGCTCCGGATTCTATTCCGACAGTAGTTGCCTGATTCTCAATTGCAGCCTGTAATATTTTAGAAGCAGTTTCTTTAATATTCCATCTACCGTGGAGTATATCTTTAACCCACCACTTATCACCGTGGATTTTAACGATTGATATAGCTGTTTCATCTAACTTACTCCCTTTGAGACCACGTTCTTTTTCCACCGACTCAAAGCCCGCAGGGTCAACCGCAATAACATAATTGCCTTCCTCCGGTTCATTTTCATCGTACTTAATCCATTCATTTTTAAATATACCACCAGTAAAACTTACAAACGACGCTTCAAATTCCTGTCTGAACGCTTGCGTCGACATCGTTCTTCTAGCTGTCTCTACCTCTTTAGGGTCTATTAGAGGATTGTCTGTAGATGTATACTGAAATGCTTCCCAGTCTTCATCTTTTTCTGCCTCTAAATACAAATCATAAAAATGATTCTTACCTGCAGGCGTCCCAATAAAGAGTGCACCACCTTTTACATCTGAAAGTGTAGGTCTTATAATCTGTTCCCAGACTTCTACCTTCATACTTGCGTACTCATCGAGCACGACATAAGCAAGTCCCACGCCCCTTAGGGTATCTGGTCTGTCACTTCCCTTTAAGCTAATTCTTCTACCATTAACTAACTTCATAGTAGCTGTATTCTCGTGGGTAGTCTCTATAAGGTCTGTCCCGTGAAGGAGTTCCTTGAGCATATTCCACATAATATCTTTAGCTTGCTGAAAAGTAGGACCTATGTAAAAGACATCCTTACTTTCCGACTGTAGAGCCTTGATGATTAGTATCCACGCTGCTAGTCTGGACTTTCCAAATCGCCTACCCGCACTTACTACTTTAAATCGGGCAGTGCTATTGAAGATTTCTAGCTGTGCAGGATGTAGTTGTACATCTAACTCTTTAGCCATTACCGATACTCACAATTGTTTTGTCAATATCAGCTTCTTCTATTATTACACCATCTTCATATGTTAGTTCTTTTTGGTCTTTCTCTTCTATTTCTATTTTCTTAGCTTCGAGACCACCAACATTAATAATTACGTTACCTTTATCTTCTGAAGACCTAAACTCTACTGCCTTAGTTGTAGGTATGATTCTATCCATACACATTTTAAGACAAGTCCTGTCACCTTCGAGTGCTAAGTCTATAACCTTTTGTACAATCTCTGGTCCTCTATTAGACATCAACTCTCTACTTAGGGCTGTATACTTGTTGACACTGCCCTTAGGTCTCCCGTTAGGGTTTAAACTCTTCATACCCTTGTATAAATTGGGTGAACCTTTATTTTTTTTAGACATCCTAACTCCTTAGTGTACTATAGTTTCAACTAAAATGGTAAATTAGAATGATAATAAAAGGTTGTTTCTAAGAGAAGCCTTTTTAGGTGAATCTTTTTTTTAAATCTATAGTAATAGTATAGCATACTTTTCAATGATTGTCAATAGAATGTAGATAATAAAGTCTTATGTCCCTCCCCGCGCCTCCAGATTTCTAGAATTTCTCTAATAAATAACTAATTTTACCCAAATTTACCCCAATCTGCGAGTGAGCCTAAATATATATCACGCGAGGCAAAATGAGGCTCCCCGGGGGGTTAATCTCGCGTGCTCATATAACCGCGCGCGTGTGTTACCTATAGTGCACCGATGACACACAAGATACAAAAGAGAAATAAAAGTGTGTGTGAGTGAGAATATTTAGCACCTAAGTAACACTTAAAAATCTTGACACCGGTGTCAACATTTGAGAGGCAAAATAAAACTAATAAAAATAATTGTTGATTTTTAAATTAATAGAGTTTATACTTGGAACAAGTCGCGCATTTTGACGCGTCTATAACCAAAGGAAAAACATTATGAAAACAACATATAACTTTAAAATAGTAAATGATAAAGATGAGCAAGTGGCAGACAGTGAGTACATTGCGCACATACTAAACACAGCCGGAGGAATAACACAGGGTGAAGAAACTATCACCGAATTTCTAGTAGCTGTGAGCAAGAACAAGGAAAAGCGCAAGGCATACATTGATACCCTTAATCATAACAATGAGACCCTAGTCAAAGAAGAATTAAAAGCATTCAAGGACAAGGTACATAAGATGGTTAAACTAACCAATAAGAAGGCAACACAGGAAGCCATACTTGGAAAAGAAAAAGCCAAGGAGCAAAAGTGGAGTATTCGCCTAGCTAAATCAAAGGATGTTGAGAGCGGTATTGCTAAGGAAGCCGACAAAGGCAAGTATTGCGAATTCTTGCTAGACATTGAGCCCGCACCTGAAAAAGAGGAAAAATCCCTAGTAGAAATAATTGGTGATTGGATTGAAGCCAATGAAAAGGGACTAGCTGAGGAGGGTCGCAAGGATTACGAAGCTCAAATGAAAGAAGCTTCACAGCAATTGAGCACATATGTTATGAAGTTCTAACACCACAGCAACTCAAAGAGCCCGGGTTAATCCCGGGTTTTTTTTGTCTGTAATTCTTGACACCGGTGTCAACATCTAGACACCTATTGACTATCACAATCAATCAAGTATCATTGGATTTATGTTGAGTAAGGGGTAAGCCTTGCTAACATTAAAAAGTCCCCTAGAATCGAAAATATGGGACTCTCACAATACAACATAGGATAACTATATTATGAAAACAATTAAAATCGGCGGTATAGATTACAGTCGAACCAAAATAAAAAATAATATTATGAAAGTTTATAATGTTAGTTTGGAGTCTGAAAAAAATGACTGGTACAAAGAAGCAAACGTATTTGGGTCTCAGGTATCAGAGTTTTTATCAGGCTTTATGAGTCGCGATGTCTCAAAGCGTCAAGTTTTGGGTATCGTATCAGCTCTGTCACCTCTCAAAGAATGGAGCAAAAACAAGGACTTGGCTGTTGATTTGATTATGTCTGGTGATTGCGGACATATGAAACTCAATAAGCAAAAAGCTCTGGATATTTTAAACTTGCAATATACTGGCAACGGACATCCAATGGACTCGCAACGGGATGAGGTTTTCAAGGAAGAAAATGTTTATTACGATGATGAGATACTTAAGATTTTAAACGGTGACAAAACGAAAAGATTTTATTTGAATATGGTTTATCCGTCCGGTGGCGGTGTCACCGTAGACCGTCACGCCATAGCAATTGCAATAGGTCGAACCGCTACAGATAAAGAACAATCAATTTCTAGTGCGGTGTATACTTTCCTTGAAGATTGCTATATAATGACATCTGAAACATTGGGACTGACGCCATTGCATTTACAAAGCATTACTTGGCAAGCGTGGAAACGAATCAAGAAACAATCGTGACACCGGTGTCAACATTTATTATAACTATGAGACTAGGAGGTCTTATGAAAGCAAAAGTAAGAAAACTGTATAGGGACAGTGCAACCCCTAAAAATAAGTTCTATCATTTCAACGTGCTAGGGTTTAAGTTTAGAATAAAAACCTACAAGCGTGTTTCATTTGATAGGTACGGTGTCTTTTATGACAATATGGGACTAGGTCTCAATTACAAAAGACGCTATTACAAACTATATAGGAGTTAATATGAAGCAGTAATTGTAAAAACTATGGGCTCTCTCTTAAGCAGAGTCCATACTCTTTACAATAAAGTCCAAGGAGGACATATGACAGAGCAAAAAATGCAAGTAAAACGCGAGGATTTGTATAAATCTTGGGGTTATGACACAGAAAAGCTACCGTTTGGTACGCATATGTGGCTCGAACCAGAAAAAGGTAAGAGACAGAACCCTTATTCAGGCGTTATCGTAGAGCTAAACCCAGTCGAAATGGCAATTTATGACCACACTATGATGTCGTATCACGACCATATAGAGCTTGGGACTGGCGGTGATTTAGTAGAAGCTAGGAAGCTGTACAAAGAATTCAACAAAGGCAAAGAATGGTTCATTGAGAACAATGTTCAAGCCTATATGGACTTAATAGACTAGGAGGTCTTATGGAATATGTAGTACAAGTAACTTTACAACAAGAATCATCTTTCGATGTCACAGTTAAAGCTGACAACGAAGAACACGCTATGGAAGTAGCTAAAAATGGTGTCTGGGAAGATGAATACTTTCACGATATCAACAGATGTTTAGAAATAACTGATGAAGATTACGAAACAATGTTGATTGTGTGTGAAAACTGTGAAGAAGAGCACAGTATTTACGAGTCAATCTGTCCATATTGTGAGCATCAACGCGATGAAGAGTAATTCAGGTAGGGACTGGACGCCATTAAAAGAAGTCTTGTTAATCGACACTGCGGTAGAGCTGAAAAGAGTCACTCGGCTCTACCAAGACGCAGATTTTGATGATAATCACCGCTTAGCTAGACGTTATAGAGGTCAAGCTGAGCATTTACAGGCTCTCGTTGATGCGGGAGTCGAATTCACCGTTAATTTTTAGGAGATAATATGGAAATAAGTATATATTCAAGCGACGTTAGGGACTTTGACGAGCAAGTAGAATCATTTTTTGACATCAGACACAGGATAGGCAAGGAAATTTTTGATGATGACGGTAGATTAAGTGTAGAAAATTATCCCTACGCTATTGAACCTGACACATATCTTGCTATAATGGTTGATATGCAAGAGCAGATTAATGAGCTTGTTGCTGAGGTTAAAGAACTAAAACAAGATGGATGGAATAGAAAATGAGCAATCCTAACAACAATATGAACGCCTACAAACAGGCATTAGAAATCAACAGGGAACTCAAGCGTGAGAATGACCGTCTTGAGGAGAAAATTAAATTACTATTAGAAATCATAGAGGAGCAAGTAAATGCACAAAAAACCACTGATGAGTAGACTGGTACAGGCATATGAAGACAGTAAACTACTATACTTTGTGACTGATGGAGAAGGCAATTGTATGCTAGACAATGTTACTCAGACTGACGCATACATATATGCTATGAAGAATGGTTGGTCTGTCGGTAGACACGATGAAAAAGATGACACCGGTGTCAAGATTAATGACGAAGGTGTAGAAGTTTCTTATGAGAACAAAGATGAGCTCAGTGAAGATGACTTCTCAAATTATGGGGGTATGTAATGAAGTGTAAATGTTGCGATGTTTTGCTCAGTGAGTGGGAGTCTAAGGCTAAAGACCCTGCAGATAGAACACAATATTTAGACCTGTGTTCTACCTGTAGATACCATTCCAATCCTTATTCTTTCTTAGATGATGATTGGTATATAAAAAAAGAAGATTTATCTATTGACAATGGATAGGGATTTCTATATACTATTACTATAGATTCAATTAAAGAGATAACCATAATGATTATCACTTTAGTTGAGTCTAAAGTATGTTCGGCTGTTGTGACTTCGAGTCCTGTCACAGCAGTCTTTTTTTTCTAGGACTCGGAGATAAAAACTATGATAACTAAAGGTATAGCAAAGTATGTCTATCTAGACAGCACGGAAAAGTTCAACGGTGAGGATACAGGTAAGTACACGCTTACTGTCGCTGTTGATGATAAGGAAGCCAAAGCACTAGAGTCAGCAGGTGTTAAGGTTCGCACTATTCAGACAGAAGATGGAGGGTCTTACAAGGCTCGTAAATTTTCTACCAAGTATCCCCTGTCTTTCGAGATGATTAAAACTACAGACGGTGAAGCAATCGGTCACGATTTCGGTGCTGAGTCTGTCGTTGAGGTACTATGGAAAGCAGGACAAGAGCACCCTACACACGGTGTTGCCACTTACTTGACAGCAGTCAAGGTCAGCGAGCGTACCGAAGGGTACAAGTCACAAGACTCTGAGACAAGTGAGTTCTTCGCATAACCCCTCTACATTTGTAGAACATAAGCCCTGCCCTGCCTGTCGTGAGATAGGTGGGGATAGGTCAGGTGATAACTTGGCTGTCTACTCGGACGGTCACGGTTATTGTAATGCCTGTGGTCATTACCAAAAAGATGACACCGGTGTCAACAATTTTATAGAGGAGAAAATGCCTATGCAAACAATAACACCGAGAGGTGTATCTAATGCGTCAATTAAAGACAGACGCATATCATCTAAAATCACATCGAAGTTTGGTGTGACTGTTAGTTACGACAAGACCGGTAAGATAGATAAACATTACTATCCATACTACGACTCTAACGAGAGCAACAGGCTACTCGGATATAAAGAGAGAACTGTCGCGACTAAAGACTTTCAAATAATAGGGACGAACAAAGGTTCAGGTCTGTTCGGACAGAATGCTAACCGCTCCGGTGGTAAGTATCTGACTATCTGTGAAGGCGAAATTGACGCCCTCTCGATTTCAGAAATGTTCGATGGCAAGTGGCAGGTAGTCTCCCTCAAGAACGGAGCTTCTTCTGCGTCACGAGATATCAAAGAAAATCTAGAATACATAGAGTCTTTCGATAATGTTGTCTTGTGTTTCGACCAAGACCAAGCCGGTTTCGATGCGGTAAAATCCTGTCAAGATATTATATCTGTCGGCAAGCTCAAGGTTTGTAAGCTACCTATGAAGGACGCTAGTGATATGCTAGTGAACGGAAAGGTTAAAGAGTTTACCAATGCTTGGTGGTCTTCCGAGCCTTACAGTCCTGCAGGTGTTGTTAGAGGTAAGGATACTTGGGAGTTCTTAATGGAAGAAGAGGACTCATTAACTGTGGACTATCCTTGGAAGGGTCTTAACAAACTAACCTATGGATTTAGAGAGAAGGAGTTGGTTACTATCACAAGTGGCTCAGGTATGGGTAAGACCAGTATCGTTAAGGAACTAGAAGCATACTTACTTAATACCACTGACGATAGCGTGGCTATTATTCACTTGGAAGAGTCAGTTGCTCGTAGTGTTAAGGGTCTGATGTCTATCGAAGCCAATGCTCCTATTCATATCCCTCAGTATGAAAGAGAGCTGAGTCAAGAAGAGAAGAAAGCACTATGGCAGAAAGCTGTAGGCGATAAGAATGTATACATACACAATCATTGGGGCAGTATTGAAGAGGACTCATTACTTAATGTCATTAGAAATTATGCTAAGGGTTATGATTGTAAGTGGATTATACTCGACCACTTATCTATTGTTGTAAGCGAGCAAGATGGCTCTCTCGATGAGCGCAAGGCTATTGATGCTATTATGACCAAGCTCCGCAAGATAGTACAGGAGACTGGCATAGGCTTATTCCTTATATCTCATCTCAGGAGACCTCAAGGTAGGGCTCACGAAGAAGGTGGACAGGTGAGCCTCTCAGAGCTTCGAGGTTCCGCAGCAATTGCTCAGTTGTCTGACATTGTAATAGGCTTGGAGCGTAACCAACAGGACGATGACCCTATCATTCGTAACCAAACAACACTACGGGTTATAAAGAATAGGTTCTCAGGTCTGACTGGTCCCGCTTGTAAGCTACAGTATGACAGTGACACCGGAAGATTGACGGAGGTAGATGATGAACACAGCTTTTTTTGACATAGAAACTGATGGACTCAACGCTACCAAAGTACATTGCATTTGTGCGATGTTAGATAATGGTGAGTCTACTGTATACAACTTTATAGGAGGAGAAGCCAATGGACTTTTTCGAAAATGGTTGGCATCGGAGGATGTCGACACTCTTGTGGGACACAACATTATTAATTTTGATGTTCCTGTTCTGCGTAGGATTACTGGGATGGATTGGGATTTTAATCTACGGGACACTCTCGTTCTTAGCAGACTACACAACCCTAGCCTTGATGGAGGTCACTCTTTAAGAGCTTGGGGAGAAAGGCTTGGTGATTATAAGGATGACTATCAAGGTGGTTGGGAAGAGTATAGCCACGATATGTTACAGTATTGTCAACAAGATGTACGAGTAACTAAAACTTTATATCATCACTTAAATCGTGACACCGGTGTCAACAATGTTGCTGTAGATATAGAGCATAAGACTGCTGATATTATCAGAAAGCAGACCGACAACGGTATGGTACTTGACGAAGAGCGCGCTTATGAACTGCTCGCTGAGATGAAGGAGAAGGTACTAGACATAGAGGACGAGGTGCACGAGAGATTTAAACCTCTGCCTGTGTGGGTAGACTTACCACATCCCGGTGATAAGACTCACAACAAGGATGGTAGTATATCTAAAAGGTATCAAGCTCAGCTAGACAAGGGTGCACACTATGAAGATGATAAGTGGGGATACTATGATTACCCTGAGTTCAACCTAGGCTCTCGTCAGCAGATAGCTAAGTATCTACAGCACTTTGGTTGGAAACCTAAATCATTTACTGAGAAGGGAAGCGCTATCGTAGATGAGAAGGTGCTTAAGTCTGTCAAGATACCGGAAGCTCAATTGATTGTAGATTATCTGACACTGACCAAGCGTATAGCTATGGTAAAGAGTTGGGTTGATGCCATTGATGAGCATACTGGTCGAGTACACGGAAGCGTAAACCCTTGCGGTGCTGTGACTGGTAGGATGACACACTCTAAACCTAACTGTGCTCAAGTCCCTGCGACTAAGCACGACAAAGATGGTAATATACTTTGGGGTTTTGATGGTGGATATGGAGCTGACTGTCGTGACTTATGGACTGTGCCTGATGGTTACAGTCTAGTGGGTTGTGATGCTAGTGGACTAGAGCTTAGAATGCTCGCTCACTATATGGATGATGAAGCATACACCAACGAGATACTGAACGGTGATATACACAGTGCTAATCAGAAGTCAGCAGGACTACAGACTAGAGACCAAGCCAAGACTTTTATCTATGCGTTCCTATATGGGGCAGGAGATGGTAAGATTGGTGAGGTAGCAGGAGGTGGTCCGAAGCGTGGTCGTATACTTAAGAAGAACTTTCTTGATAATACTCCCGCATTAAAACACTTGCGTAGTAAGGTTGCAGACTCCAGTAAGAAGGGGTGGGTAACAGGACTAGATGGTAGGAAGCTACACATACGCTCAGAACATTCAGCACTTAACACTCTATTGCAGAGTGCAGGTGCGGTTGTTATGAAGAAGGCGTTGGTATTACTAGATACATATGCTAAGCAGTACAGCATAGACTATAAGTTTGTACTGAATGTGCACGATGAGTTTCAGTGTGAGGTCAGAGATGACCAAGCTGATTTCTTCGGTGGTCTAGCGGTAGGAGCTATCATCAAAGCAGGTAAATCTTTTAACTTAAACTGTCCATTGGACGGTGAATATAAGGTAGGTAAAACGTGGCAACAGACACATTAGTAGACGATATATATCGTATGATAGACACCAAAGAAATTCCTGATGGTGTACCTATTGAACAAGTAATCAATGACTTCGGTGAGAATGTCAAACAAATACTTAGAAACAATATCACAGAGCACGAGTTTGATAGACGAAAGCTCCGTATGTCTAACATAGGTAAAAAAGATAGACAGTTGTGGTATGCTTACAATGGAGTAGAGGGTGAGAAACTTATGCCCCATACTAGAATCAAGTTTCTTTATGGTCACTTGATTGAAGAGATGGTGTTAGCTTTAACTAAACTTGCCGGTCACGATGTGACAGATGAACAGAAGCAAGTAGAAGTAGATGGCATCAAAGGTTCTATGGACTGTAAGATTGATGGTGTACTGACAGATGTTAAGTCATCATCACCTTATGGATTTAAGAAGTTTAAAGATGGTTCTCTTATAGACAACGACCCGTTTGGATATGTAGAACAAATCAAAGGTTATGCTCACGCAGAAGGTGAGACAAAGTTTGGTTGGTTAGTTATGGATAAGACAAACGGACACCTAACATATCTTAAGTATGATATGGAAGACGAGTCTCAGTGGTACTGGTCTAAGTTAAATTTCTTTTCTTCTCCCGAAAGAATTAAAAACATTAAGGCAGTAGTTAAACAACCTAACCCACCTAAGAAATGTTATGGGCATATACCTGATGGTAAGTCTGGCAATATGAAGTTAGGTACAGGCTGTAGTTATTGCTCTTACAAGTACACTTGTTGGGAAGGAGGTCTAAGAACATTTATATATTCTAATGGTCCTAGATATTTAACTTTTGTAGCAAGAGAGCCGGATGTTTTAGAGGTAGATGCTAATGGCATTGAAATTCAGAAGTAAGCTAGAGAAAGAATGTGCGGAAGCACTAGGCAAAGAGTGGAAGTATGAGCCCTGTAGGATAGCCTATACGATACGAAAGAACTACACCCCTGACTTTGTTAAGGGTAAGTATCATATTGAGGTTAAGGGCTTCTTCCGCAGTGGTGACAGACAGAAGTATAAATCAATTGCTGAACAACTAAAGTTTGAAGGCAAGGATTTAATCTTCTTGATGCCACGACCAGACTCCAAGGTAGCCAAGGGTAATAAGATTACTTATCGACAGTGGTGTGATAAGTATAATATTAAAATTTTTTCAACCAAAGAAATAAAGGAGCTTAAGAAATGGACGAAGATAACATAAATCCAAATCATTATAAGCAGGGTAATATTGAGGTAATAGATTTTATCTTAGACCAAAATATGGATTACCTAACCGCATCTGTTACGAAATATATATGCAGATGGAGATACAAGAATGGAGTAGAAGACCTCAAGAAAGCTCGATGGTTCTTAGATAAACTTATAGAACACGAGGGAGGTCAGTATGGCTCTAACTTTAAATGAACTAAAAGAAAGAATAGTTAATGTAGGAATAGACCCTTGTACTCTGTGTGAGGTATTAGATATAACAACAGAAGATATCTTGCACGAGTTCGAGGATAAATTAATGGATAAAAGAGAGGAGTTTGAAGATGTTGACGATAACGACTGAGAGCTTTATGTTATTAACAGTAGCACTGCTGTCACTAGGAGCAGTAATAATCTGGAGACACGGAGCACGCTGTTATGACAAAGGTATAACTGACGCTGTTCAGATGCATAGGAACGGAAGACTAAAATATAATACTTACTTAGATGACAATGGAGAGAAAATGCTTAACATTGAAATCGAACCAGTGGAGGATGAATGAACCAATTACCAAATGATTATCAAAACTTTATTGCGCTCAGCAGGTACGCACGATGGCTACCTGATAAGAAGCGAAGAGAAACTTGGAAGGAGACTGTAGCTAGGTACTTCGACTTTATGGAAGAGCACCTAAAAGAAAATACAAACCAAGAGTTAGTGCCTAAGACTAGGAAGATACTTGAGGAAGCAGTATGTAACTTAGAAGTTATGCCTAGTATGCGAGCTCTTATGACTGCGGGACCTGCCCTAGCTAAGAATAATATTGCAGGGTACAACTGTGCCTACCTTAGTGTAGACCATCCCAAAGCATTTGATGAGTGTCTATTTATATTGATGCACGGTACTGGTGTAGGGTTCAGCGTAGAGAGACAGCACGTCAACAAACTACCTGATGTACCTGAAACTATGGTAGATGTAGAGGATGTTATTGTCGTACAAGATAGCAAAGAGGGATGGCAGTCTGCGTTCCGTAAACTTATTACTTACTTGTATGATGGTGAGATGCCTAAGTGGGACTTCTCTAAGGTGAGACCTAAGGGTGCTAGACTTGCTACCTT